AGCCGCCGCAAACGTCGCAATCGACGCTGGGGCGATTCTCGGTGGCCACGGCCCGCCGCGCCGACCTGGCTTTGGCAATCAGCCCACAAAGCGTGGGGAAGTGGTTTTGCTTGGATGTCTTCACGCCAATCATCTTGATCGACGCCGCCTCCGCCTCTTCTTGGGTCGTTTTGTATTGCGCGAAGTTGGCGAGCCATTCGGAGTAACGCGCCGGGTCGTCCGATCGCGACGGGAGGCCGAGGGCCGCGTGGCGGGCGATGTGGCCGCACAACCAATCGTCAAACCACCACATCCTTTTCAAGCTCCGTGATGTGTCCGGCCACCTTGTCTAGGTACCAGGCGTTTTCCTTGAGCACCCAATCCCAATGGGCGTCGATTTCGGCGTCGGTCAGCTTGGGGAGCTTGGCCAAAATCTCTTCCGCCTTGCGGTGCATAATTTCCTTGGCTTCCTCGTCCGTGTACTTGGGAGTTTTGATCTGGGCATATTCAGGTATGCCGTTCCGGGACCAATTGGGCAGGGCCTTGCACACCCAACCGATGCTTTTGACGCCCTTGGATAGAGCGTGTTTGACGGCCGCCTGGACCGTCCCGAGGCCGTGCGCCCTGGCGAGTTCCTTGACCAACTCGGGATCGCCGCCGTGCAGTCTTCTCGCGTCCTCGATCAGCTTCGCGACCTCTTCCGCCGTCGCCTTGCGGCCGGTCTTGGTCACTTCGACGGCCTCCAGCGTGGCCGCCACGGCTTTCGTCGCTTCCGGCTCTCGCGGGGCTTCGGCTCGCGGCGAGACTTGGGACACGGCATCGACATCAGGCTCAGCGACAGCGGCAACATGAGCGGACTCCGATGATTTGGCTTGCGACTCCGATGGTTGCGAGACGGACTCCGAAGGTTGGGCTTCGACGCGCCAGAGCATCACAATCGCCCGGCGCGTCTTGAGGCCGTAATCCGTGCGATAGGCGACGTAGCCGAGCTCGATCAACGCTTTGATCGCTTCTTGCACCGCGCGTTTCGAGTAGCCGAGTTCCGCGGCGATTGTCGCGGCCGATTTCCACCACTCGGAGAACTTCCGGGGGAGGCTTTTGAGGTACTCGAAGACGCTCTTCACCACGCCGGGGACGCGGCCAAGGTCGGCGAGGGCGGGTTGACTTGGGTAATAACGCGATGTAGTATTCATGTGAACTTCGTTGGATTCAGGGGCCGGGCTTTGGCGAGCCTAGGCCCCTTTTTTCGTTGGTGGTCAGTCGCCGTCTTCGATGTCGGCCACATACGTCAGCGCGTGTTGCAGGGCTCGCTGGAAGGCGTGGATTCGAGCCGCGTCGGCGGTTCCCCGGGCCGTTTGCTTGAGCCGTTCGGCATCCTCGTTGAGGGCGTCGAGCCGTTCGCCCCATTCCTTGGCGACGGTCGCGACATGGGCCTTGCGGGCTCGTTCCCGGAAGGTCGGCGGAAGCGGTGGCGCGATCATGACTTGGTATTCTCCTTCGTCTCGCGGGCTTCGGCGTCCAATCGCTTCTTGAGGTGGTCAAGGGCCTGCTTGAGCTTTTCGGGGTCCATGCCGCGCTCGAGCATCCGAATCACGGCCCGTTCGGCGCGTCGGTTTCGTGGGAGGCTCATATCTCGACCTCCTCAACCTCTTGCGAGGCGTCTTCCGCCTCGACGGCGGGCTCGTCGGAGAGGTATTCGGCGAGGTTCGCCTCCGTGCGCGCCTCGCCCAGTTTCGCGGAACAGTACTCGCCCACCAGCGTGGCGAATCGCTCGGGGTTCTTCGCGTGCAGCCTGGAGACGAGCGCCACCAGCGCGGAGCGAACTCGCTTGCCCTCAGCGTTCTCGATCTCGGCGGCCTTGACGATGCCCTGTTCGACGGCCCACGATCCGATGTGATTCTGAACCTGATAGACGTTCACGAGCGGCTTGTACTCAAGCTCGTAGGTTTCGCAGTCGGCCTTCCACTCGCCGTTGAAGTGCTCGGCGGCGGCGGTGATGACGGCGGTGTGTGGCCGGGCGTCGTATTCCTTCTCGGCGTGCTTCTTGATCCGCTCAACCTCGGACCCAACCGGCGCGTGGCGGTCCTTGACGCGGGGGGCGTTGAGTTGCCCCATCAGTTCGTCGCCGATCTCGCCGGCGCTCGGCTGGCGGGTGTCCGGCGGAACGACTCGAGCGGTGGTCTCGATGGGCGTGTCGCGGGCGTCGAAGTCGCTAATCTCCTCCGGGGTGTAGACCCCCACCACGATGCCCGGATCGACGGCCCGCACGCCCTCGCTGATGGCCCGCGCCCTGAGCATCTGGCGGGGGAACTTCCGCCAGTTGTCCTTCACGCCGTTGCGGCCGCGCGTCACGCCCGCCTTGTCGAGTTCGGCGAAGGTGATGTGGACCTCGAACCCCTTGGGCGACAACTCGGGGTGCTTGAAGATCGCCCGGCACTCCTCGTTGGTGGACTTGACCCACTCGACCCGCCCGCCGTGCCGCTGGAACTCGGCCTGCATGGCGTCGGCCCGCATCGACGGCTTGCCCTCGATGATGTGCCAGCGACGAACGGCGGCGACGGGGTGCAGGCCCTCCGCTTGAGCCAGCAGGCAGAGCGTGAAGGCTTGCTCGGGCTCCAACCCGAACAGCCGGGAACGGGCGATCCGAACGGCGATCGCGTCCAGATCCTTGACGCCGTAGGCTTGAATTTCGGTGCTCACAGGGCGGGCTCCCATTGCTGGATGATCTCGGCGAGGGCGTCCACGCGGCCAACGACCACGGCCGGGTATCCGTCGCGGTCAAGCTCGCCAAGGCGGGCGAAGTGGTCCCCGTCAACGACCTCGTGGGCGGGCGTCTTGCTCAGCGCGTCGCGGAGGTTGGCCTCGGCGACGCGGACCCGATCGGCGGCCTCCAGAATCGCGTGGGCGAGCGGATGGTGGTCGCGCCAGGTGATCCCGATCGACGCGCACAGCGTTTCGGTTTGCTCTTGCTGGCGGACGGCTCGGCGGTGAAGCCGGAAGGCCGCCAGGGCTCGCTTGCTTTGGTCGATGGCTTGCGTCGTCTGCATCTCGCGTCTCCTCGCTCGGGCTTGGAACCCCTCGTGTTGATTTTTGTGGCGGTTGGACCAACAAGCGCCGCCACCAAACGAAAAGTACTCCAGTCCTAGGACCTTGTCAATAACCAAGTCATAGGACCACTGCGGTCCTAGCACCTAAGTCCGTGCGTTGACAAGGCTTACGATTTCTGTAAACCTGGGACTGGTTGGTTTGTGGACTCAGGGGACGTGGGTGAACAGAGGGGAGAAGCCGATGGCTCGAAGACCTGGGGACGTTCAAGTCCAGATCGTCATGCCGCCCGAGATGCGGACGGAGATCGACGAAGCGCTGTTGAAACTTCGGGATAGCGTCCCAACCACGAAGCTCATGGACCGGGGAACGATGCTTCGGTTTTTGGTTAGGTGGTTCTTGGACCTACCCAGAGACATGCAGCTGCAGGCGGTGCTTGCCGGCAAGGAAATCGCGGAGGAAGGAGTCAGTCAGGCCGCTGAAGAACTTCTGGACGAGGTTAACCCACGGACCACCAAAGGCGCTCGCGTCGTCGGTGTTCGAGATCGCTCACGATCTACACCGGATAGCCAGCCATCCGATGCAAGTCCTTCGAATCCACCATCCAGGAAAGTCGGCGGCAGACAAGGGCGTGGCCGAACAATGAAGCTCAATCTCGTGGATGTCAGGCCCAAGAGCGAGAAGAATCGAAAGTAAAGTGCTTGCCTCGGCCTGCGAGGGTTCGGCCTTCGTCGGCCGTTGCGATGGCTTCATTGCGGCTCACTCCGTCACGTATTTGGAATTCGTCAAAGATACCTTTGCTCGCGTAAGTAGGCAACGATTCTTTTCATCATTGGTCCATCCACGGCCGAATGGTGTCCATTGGTACACTAGCACGGCGAGACATGGCGGTCAATTGGATGCAATAAAATTCCTCTTGAGCAGCGGCGACGCCAACGACGCCGCGCGGGCGCTGGCGATCGGCGTTGTGTTGCTCGGCTGGATGTGGTGGCGGATCGCGAAGGATTTTCGGGCTTGGCTCAAGGAGCGTTGACGATGGCGATCTTGTTGATTTTCTGGGTGATGTTCGCGGGCCTGGGGTGGTGGGTCGCGGCGCAGAAGGGGAGGGCTCCGGAGGAAGGGTTGATCCTCGGGTTGCTCTTCGGGCCGATCGGCTGCGTGATCGAGGCGATGCTTCCCTCGCCGGCACCGGGCGAGGCGAAGGCGGCGAATGTCGGCGCGGTGCTCAAGCGGATCGACGACGCGATCAACCAGCCGGGCAAGCCGGTGCCGGAAAAGCGCGAGGGCGTTGGTGTCGCCGACATCCCCTTCGTCCCCCCCCAGTCCAAGCCCAAAGACCCAAGCAACCCTTTCGCCCGCCCTTCTTGAAACTTTACAACTCCCGAGAATTTTCGCCCGGCTTCGGCCGGGTTTTTTTACGCGCCGTCCGCGCACGTTCCTGCGCCCACTCGGCGCGTGTTTCTGCGCCCACGATCGTCCCCCCCCTGGACCCCCCCTATAAGGAAGTAAAGAGAGAGTTACTAAAGAGACACAACACTCTTTGGTAAGTCCTCAGTGGTCGCGCGGAGGATTTGGCGGTTGGCGGTCGTTGTGTAGGAGTCCATTGGGTTGACAAGTCCTAGGACTTAAGCCACACTTGGTTAAACGCCCAATCTCCTGGAGGCCGCGTCTTGAGCCGACCGCGAACCATCAGCCCACAACACGCGCTGTCGCTCGTCTGGTCGGGGCTCACCGTCGCCGAGGTGGCCCGCGAACTCGGTTGCAGCCGAGTGGCGGTGTACAACGCCCTCAAGGCCGCGCGGCTCCTGGAGCTTGGCGCTCTCCCGCGGCATCTGGTTCCGACGTTCCCCGCCGGTCCCCTACTCCCGAGGTCACGATGTAACCACGACGTTCGACCGATCAAGCTGGGCTCGTCGCTGTACTGCCCGATCTGCCACCAGACGGGCTGGGACTGGCATCCGCTGTTCCGCGGCGTTAAGCCGCTTCCCAAGGATCGCAAGCCCGCCGGGAAGCCGGCGGCCAAGCCAACGCGAAAGCAGCGCCGGGCGGCTCTCAAGGCCGCCGCTCAAAGGACGGTCGGCGTCTGAGCCGCATGGACGCGGCGACACGCGAGGGGTGGCCTCGCCGGGCCCTTTCTCCATGCTGGGGGGGACGGCCGGCGAAGTTGGTTCGATTCCAGCTCTTCGCGCTCGGGTCGGGGACAACCCCGAGGCCCAAGTCCACCCGCTTGTCGCGGGACCGACCCGAAAACTTGGTTGCCCGGGTCCGCCATACGAGCGTCGATTGCTCGGTCCAGGTGGTGGCCGTCAAGGGGTTCAAGTCCCCAGGCAACCCCTCGCGAACGCGCCGGGGCGCAACGCTGAACTCGCATTTTCAGACAAACCGATTTCAGTCCAGCGCGTTCGCGACAAAGCACGTCTCGTCAGCCGTGAGTGGAGACGCGCGGCCAGCTCATCGGTGGCCTTAACCACGGCCGTTCCATCGTCATTCACGCTCCGAAACGCCCGCCGCGTTCACCACCGGCGGGCGTTTTTCTTTTCACTCCATCCCTGGGAAGCCCACATGGCCGACTCCAAAGACTTCACCCCCGAACAGGCCGAAGCCCTCATCGGCAAGGTCGGCCAGGTCCGCAACCCCTCCAAGGGCGTCTGGAAGGGCGACTACCGCGTCACCGGCTACGCCCTCGACCCCGCCGACGACGCCAAGGTCAAGTACCTCAAGGCCGAATCGGTGGCCACATTCCCGCCCACGCCGGGCCCTGATGGGACCACGATCCCCGAGCGGCCCCAGGTCCTCGCCAATCACCTGAACCCGCGCTGGTTCAAGCCGAACGCCAAACAGCCCAGCAACGCCGCCGGTTAAACCGCACGCGGATTTCATAGAGCTCTGGACGAACAGCCCAACATCTCCGGCCGGGTCGAATACCTCGACCCCGCAAGCCTCGACGACAACCCGGCGAACTGGAAGTTCCACCCGCCGGAGCAACTCGAGGTCATCAAGCGCTCGGTCGAGCGGTTCGGGCACCTGAAGCCCCTGGGAACGTACAACGAGCGCACCCGCCGACTCCTCGACGGACACGCTCGGAAGTCGCTCTACGCGGGCAAGGGGCCGGTCCCCGTCTGGGTGGTGGACCTCGCCGAAGAGGACGAGGCCGAGGCCCTCGCCACCCTCGACCCGTCCGGCTGGTACTCCCTGCCCGACAAGGCCAAGTTCACCGCCTTGCTCGACAAGATCAAGGCGCCGGACGACACCGCCAAGCGGATGCTCGACAGCATCAAGCGCGCGTCGGTCGATCTCAATCCGCCCGAGGCCGAGCCCGAACGCGAGGGAGACCCCCAAACCGTCGAGATCAGCCTCGATACCATCTGGCCGTCGTCGAACCCCCTCGACATCGCCGACCTCGACGCGAAGATGTGCGCCGACTCAATCCCGTCCCCGGTCTACACTTGGGGCGCGATCGGCCACACCCGGCACATGCCGGGAACCTACCACTTCTACACGCATGACTATAAGTTCGAGCCGCTCTGGAAGAAGCCGGGCAAGGTGAAGCTCTCCGGCTGCTCGGTGGTCGTGGAACCCAACTTCTCGACCACCGATCAAACCCCGCTCTGGTACGCGCTGCATCAGGTCGGCCGCAAGCGCTGGATGGGCCGCTACTGGCAGGCGATGGGCCTCAAACTGTTGGTGGACCTGAATGTCACCCCCTCGCTCAACCAGCCGCGCGAGGAGATCGGCGGGCTACGACCGAACCTGCTGGGAGTGCCCCGAAACTGGCCTGCTTACGCGAGCCGCGCCCACGGCAACCAGCCGGAAATGCTCAGGGTTGAATACGAAGTCGCCCGCGAACACAGCGGACGCGAAGACCCGCTCTTCCTCGTCGTCGGCGGGGGCAGGCGCGTGAAGGCCCTGGCCCATGAAGAGGGTTGGGTCTGGGTGCCCGAGCAAGTTGAGACGAGCCTGGGAGGCCGCAAGGAAGACGCATGAGCCGACTCACCATAGGCCGCATCACCCCGAGGGGACCGGCCGGAAACATCCCCGCCGGCGGACCACGAGCGCGAACGACCACGCCGAGCCCCATCTACCGCGACAAGAAGCGCTACGCGGGCTCAGTCGCCGGTATGCGTGGCCAGCGGCCCTACAGCGTCTCCACCAGCAACGTCCCAAAGGGGCCGCGGGCCAACCCGTTCGTCTCCGTCCAGCTTGGCCGTCGCTTGTCGTCCGCCACCGCCCCCAAGCCCGCCCCGCGAACCTCGCTGCTCAACCGCGTGGTCGGTCGGGCGCGGTCGATGTTCGGGCGATGACTGTTTGTTGCATGGTGTTTGTAATTCATGGCCCGACACAGACCAGACCGAGAAACGACCCTCAAGCGCGAGGCCGAAGCCTCCAAGCTCCGCAATTGGGGTTGGACCGAGCAGCGCATCGCCGACCACCTGGGCGTCACCCAGCAGGCCGTCAACGCGATGTTCAAGCGGATTGACGGCCGCTACCTCAAGCAAATCGCCGAGAACGTTGAGCAGTACAAGGTCAAGGTTGACGGCCAACTCGGCTATATCATCGAGGAGATGGGCGACGCCTGGCGCCAGTCCAAGGAACCCCAGCGCAAGGTCAGGCAGACGACCGACGCCGATGGAAACGAAGTCACGGTCACTGAACTGATCGAGCGAGAAGGCAACGTCGTCTTTGTCGATCGGCTCCTGGAGGCGCAAGACCGCCGCATGAAGCTATGGGGCCTCAACGTCAACGCGGCCGATCAAGAGATCAGCGCTTCGGTCGCCTCATTGGCCGCCTCAATGGCCGCGCGAGACGCCGCTTATGAGTCGCGCCAAGCTCAAGCGGGGCATCCCGAAAGCCCTCCTCCCGCAACTGGAAGCCCAGCTGGCGAAGTGCAAGACCGACCCGGCCCGGTTCAATGAGACCATCCTGTGTCGCGGCCCCTACTGGCAAAAACAGAGGGAAATATGTGAATCCGTAGTCAAATACCCGATCACCTGCGTCAAGACCGGCAACGGCGTCGGCAAGTCGTTCGTGGACTCCGGCATCGCCTGGTGGTTCGGCACGCTCCACGTTGACAGCATCACCGTCATCGCCGCGCCCACCCAAGCCCAGCTTTCGAGCGTGCTTTGGTCGGAGATGATGACCGCGAAGAAGCTCGCCGAGTCGAACGGCATCGACCTCGGCGCGAAGGTTCGCGGGCTCACCGCCGAATTCGGACCCAAGTGGCGAATCGAGGGTTTTGGATCGGGCTCGGTGGAGTCCAAGTCGGGCCGCCACGCCGAGCACCTGATGGCGCTGATCGACGAGGCTTCGGGCGTCGAGGCCAACGTCCACGAGGCCATTGACTCGCTCAACCCGTCGCGGCGGCTCTATACCGGCAACCCGATCCGCGCGGAGGGCAAGTTCTTCGAGCTCTGCGAGTCCGCGGGCCGCAACCCCAACGTCAACGTCATCGAGATCAGCAGTCTCGACAGCCCCCACGCCCACCTTGAACGCTCGCCGTTCGGGTTGGCCGACAAGGGGTTCCTCGACAACGCCCGCTACGAGTATGGCGAAGACAGCGTATGGTGGCTTGTCCACATCCTGGGCAAGTTCCCCACCGAGCTACAGCAGGTTCTCTTGCCCGCCGACTGGATCAGGCTCGCTGGCGAAACGGTTCACAACCAGCTTGGCCGCCGCCGCATGGCGGTGGACATCGCCAAGGGCAACGACGGCGATCCGAGCGGCATCCTGGTTCGCGACGATCGCGGCGTTCTCAGCTATGAGGAGAGCCGCAAGTGGTCCATCGAGCAACTCGCCGAGCATTGCAAGCGGACGGCCCTGAACTACGGAGTTGAGCCCTCGGCCATCGTCTATGACGCGACCGGCATTGGCGCCGACTTCGGCAACCGGCTGGCGAGCCTGGGGATGGTGGGCGGCAAGGACTACATGGGCTCGCGCGACGGCGGCGAGAAGTACGTCAACCTCCGCTCGCGAGCGGGCTGGGAGTTCAGACGACGCCTCGACCCGGCCCGCGTGCTGCCGACATCGCAAGAGCACGGCCCCAAGCTGTTCGTTCCCCAACCGCCGTTCTCGATCCCCCAAAGCCTCATCAATCAGCACCGGGCCGAACTCTCTGGCTGCCGCTACGAGCTTGACCCCGCCGGACGCATCCAGATCGAGCCGAAGGAGCTTTTCATCGCGCGGCTGCGGAAGTCGCCGACCTTCCTTGACTGCCTCTTCATGAGCTTCGCATACCCGCACCTATAATCCAGTGCCCATCGACTACAAAAAGATTGTGGAGGAGGTCGAAGCGGGCCTCCCCAACTCCCGCAAAGAGCGCGACGACGCGGCGAAGAACGCGGACTTCCACGCGATCAACTTCGACCGCTGGCCGGTCAAGCACCGCGACGGTCGCTATCAGACCGACGCGGTGCCGCACCCCTCGGCGGTCTTCCGACGCATCTGCGACGTGCTTTGCGGCAACCTCTACAAGCACGAGCCAACCCGCGTGCTCGCCGATGAGGTCGCGTCCGAGTTCGTCGCCAAAATCTACAAGCGCCAGCGGATGCGGGCGCGGTGGAAGCGGGCCGACGCGCTCACCCTCGTGGGCGGCGTGCAGGCGTTCCAGTTCGCGGGGGGCGAGTCGCCGGAAGACCCGGTAACGATCAACCAGTGGGGCCGCCACGAGTTCCAAGTGTGGACCGACCCCGACGACGCGCTCAAAGTCGAGGCCGTCGCGACGATCGACAAGCACAACGGCGGGGGACGGCTGCGGCTCTGGACCCGCGAGAGCGTCACCACCTTCGAGCGCCGCAAGGGCGTGGAGCACGAGGCGTTCGGCGAGGCCACCTGGCAAAAGCCGAGGAAGCGGGACAACCCCTATCGCCGCGTGGTCACGACCTACAACGGCGAAGAGGAGGAGGGCATCATTCCCTTCTCATTCGCCCACTGGGATTTCCCCTGCCAGACGTTCGAGACGAGCAGCCCCGGCGACTTGCTCACCGCGTTCAACGAGCACGTCAACCGGCGGTTGTACAAGCTCGGGGACGCGATCGAGTACCAGAGCGAGCCGCTCGCCTGGGGCAAGGGCCTGCCCGCGTCGTTCAAGTGGCCCGCGAAGATCAAGCCCGGCGACTTCATCGACCTGGCGAGTGACGCCGATGTCGTCGGCAACGACCCGAGCGGCGGCGCTGATCTCGGGTTCCTGGTGCCGCCGACCGAGCACATCACGATCAACTGGCAGGAGCTAAACAGCCGTCTCGACCACCTGCTTGAGATGCTCGGCGTTCCGCAATCGGCCATCCGCATGGTGCAGTCGGGCGCCGCCTCGGGAATCGCGATCCAGACCGAGCAGCTCCCGCTCATCACCTGGGCCGAGGGCCGCCAAGGCGACTGGCAGAGCTACGAAGAGGACGCCGCGCGGATGTGCCTCTTGATCGCCGAGGCCCACGCGCGAGCCCAAGGGGCCGCCAGCGAGGCCGACAAGATCAAGCGGATGCTGGATCCGTGGGAGTTCTCGCTCCGATGGCCGAAACTCTACACCCAGCTTCCAGGCCCCGAACGGGACCGCGCCGACGGCTGGCGGTTGGAGCAGGGCATCGCGAGCAAGGTCACGATCCTCATGGAGCGAGAAGGATTCACCGAGGATGAGGCGTTCGCCTACCTCGAGCGCCTTCAGAAGCAGAACCGGCGGCTTGAGGCGATGGGCATCGAGGCCCGCCCGCCCAAGCCGCAATTCGGAGGCTTCGGCCAAGACCAACAAAACCAGCGGTTCCCGGACACCGAGTTCGGCGAGGAACGCCAGCCATCGGAGCAACAGGGGTAATCCATGATGCCATATCGACACCTTGATTACCCCATCGTTTGGACGGGTGGCCTGATCGCGTCGATGGGCTCCGTCTTCGGGGTCATCACTCAGGACAACGCGCTCGCCTTCGCCGCCGCCATCGTCTCCGTCTCCGCCGTGCTCTCGCAACCAGCCTTCAATATGTTCAAGAAATACCGCGAAGCCGCCCGCGCCGAAGACGCCAAGGATCGGGACGCCGACCTAGCCGCGTTCGCCGAAGAGGTCCGCAAGCGCGTCGAGCTTGAAGCCGAAGTAGCCCGCCAGCGCGCCGAAATCGAGCGGTTGCAGGGTGAGTTGTCGCAACTCCGCAAGGCCACCCGCGCCGTCAACCACAAGGTGGAGGACGTCAAGGCCACCGTCGAGCGCGTCGAGCAGGCCGAACGCATCCGCTCCTCCGACTCCATCGACTCCCTGCCCCCCGTCAAGGACAACCCCAAGTGAGGCCACTTCGCCTGTTCATCGCCCTGGCCGTCCTCGCCGCCCCCGCGCTGGCGAGCGACGGCTACGTGATCGGCCCTCCCGGCGCGTACACCGTGCAGACGCCGGGGACCACCAAAGTCGAGCGGGGCGACGGCTGGATCAAGATCAGTTGGTCCAATGACCCCGCGCCGCCGCCGGGACCGACTCCCGAGCCGCCGCCCAATCCAACCCCGCCGCCCGCGCCGGTCGCGACGGGCAAGCTCTACGTCTCGCTCGTGTACGACTACAAGACCGAGACCCAAGAGCAAGCCGCCGCCCGCGCCGACATGGCCACCAGCGATGCGTGGGGGCCGCTGGACGCGACGTTCCGCGCCTACTCGGCGCAGCAGGAGGAGATCGACAAGCTCAACCTCCGTTCGTCGCTGGCCGAACTGCCGTGCCTCGTGATCCAGGAGCTTAAGCCCGATGGCAAGACCGCGCCGGTCGTCAAGGTGATCCCGGCCGCCGACGCCAAGGCCGCCATCGAAGCCGTCAAGGCGCTGCGAGGGACCAAATGAGCATCGGCACCGAATCCATCATCACGCCAGACGGCCACAAGCGGATCCTCAATCTTGAGCCGTCGCCTCCCGAGTTGGTCGCGACGGTCCAGGGCCCGCCGATGGCGCCCATCCCGCTGTCCGAGGTCAAGCCCTTCGACCTGTGGCCGGGGATGGTCAAGATCAAGGACCAAAACGGCTACGGCAGCTGTAACGGCATGGCGTCGGCCACCGCCGCCGAATTCAGCCGCGCCATGGCCGGGCACTACGTCCCGCTCTCCGCGTGGTGGGTCTACGGTCGGCTCGTCATGGGCCGAGACCGTGGAAGCAACATCCTCGAAGCGCTCAAGCTGATCCAAACCGAGGGCATCGCCCCCGAGCCGATGGTGAAGTACGGCGACTTCTCCGGCCGCTACTCGGCCGAAGTGGTCGAGGCCGCCAAGGGCTTCAAGGTCGAAATCGCCAACAAGCTGACGACGTGGGAGGAGATCGTAACCGCCGTCGCCATGCGGAGGGCCGTCAACCTCTCCGTCCGCGCCACCAGCGGATGGGGCCGACTTGACGCCAACGGACGCCCGCCCGTTGGGCGCGGCCCCGGCAACCACGCCGTGATGGTGGGGGGCGGCATCAAGCGTCTCCCCAACGGCGAACTCGCCGTCCGCATGGCCAACAGTTGGTCAACCCAATGGGGGCTCGACGGCTTCTGTTGGTTGACCCGGGCCCACATCGAATCCGCCTCGTGGTTCGAGGCTTACGAGACCGTCGCGTCCATCGACACCGGCGGCGTCGCCGCCTGAAAGGAGCACGCATGAGCGTTTGCGAATACCCGACCGAGTTCCCCGCCGACGCCGCCATCAACATCGGCAAGGCGATTATGTCCAAGTCGTTCTCGCGAGCCAACGCCAGGGACGCATGGTGCCTGCAAGGCTACCTACAGGGCCAGTTGTTCGGCGACGGCCCCGCCCCCAAGCCGGTCTTCGGGGAGGCCGTGGCGTTCGACGACGATGCGATTGGCTCATTGCTCGTCCAGGCGGGCGTGGAGCACGAGGCCCGCAACGTCGCTTTCGGCGTCGGTGAGGGCGCGACCGACCCCAAGGCCCTGCCGATCAAGCCCATCCTCAAGCTGCTCGCCAAGCTGCTTTTGACGCTGCTGTGAGCCCAACCGTCAAGTAATTCTTGTTAGTTCGAGACCCACACCGACATGGCCAAATCACGATCAACCCCGAAAGCCGGTGGCGGCAAGCCCCGCGCTCCCGGCGTCGGCAAGCGGAGCAAGACCGGCGATCCCGCGTGTTCCGAGGCCATGTCGATGTGGGTCCGCGCCCGCCACGCGGGAATCGCCGTCGCCTCCTCCGTCTTCGCCACGCTGGGGAAGTGTCGGTCCCTGGCGCGGCAGAAGAAGATGGCCCAGGGCCACGAGAACGCGGGCAACGACCTTAAGGCCCAGACGATCCGCCATCGACTATCCAAGGGGCTGGACGCGCCGATCACCCAAGCGGACCGCAAGGCCGCCGCCAAGGCCAAGCGGATCGAACTGGAGGCGAAGCGAGCCGCGCGGGCCAAGGGCGCGGCCAAGACCTCGCTTCGAGAGCAGGCCGCCGCGCATCGCGCCGCCAAGGGACTGACGCCTGAAGATCGAATGGCGCTGGCGAACTGGAAGCGACGCGACCTCGACCAACGCCGGGTGGAGCGAATCCGAAGGCTGCCTCCCGACGTTGGGGCCAAAGTCATGGCCGACAAGGCGCGGCGGGATTCCGCGGACCAGGTTGCTCGCGAAAAGGCCAACGCCCGCTGGGCGGACGCGAGCATGAAGAGTATTGACGCCAAGGCCCGCGACCGAGCCGCCGTCAAGCAGATCGACAAGGCCCTCGCCCGCCACGACCTGACCGACGCCGAGCGCCGCGTCATGGAGCGGCAGCGGGCCGAGCACGCCGCCAAGGCGGGGTTGCCGACGCGATCCGAGCCGAAGCGTCCGGCCCTGCCCGATAGCTCGAAGATCAACATCAGGGCTCTCTCTCGCTATTACGCCGATCGAGCCGGGGCCCTCAACGCCGAGCGGCAACGTCGCTTTGACGAGGGTGTCGCCCGCGTGGCCAAGCAAGTGAGGGAGTCGCCCAACCCCGAGGCTCCCGGCGGCAAGGCTCCCGTCAACCGCGTGGCCGCCATCATGGCCCGATCCAAGGCCGCCGCCGCCAAAGGGGCGGCCGTCAAGGCGAAGGCCGGCAAGCTGCCTTATGAGCGGATGGCCGACGAAATGGAGCGGATGTCGCACCACACTCCGGCGATGGGTCCGGAGCGCGTCCGCATCGCCGACCTTCGCGCCAAGTTCCCCGGCATGTCCAAGGAGGAATTCGAACGCAACCTACGCCGCGTGGAGGCCACCGGGCGGGCGTCGATGTACAAGCTCGACAACCCCCAGGAAGTGACCGACCGCGACCGCGCCAACGCCCTCAAGACGCCCTTGGGCGACGAGCGCCACATCTTCTACGCGGGCGGCCGAGCCTCCGGCCGATCCAGCGTCAAGGAGCGTCGCGAGATCCACGCCGAGGCTCTCGCCGAGGAACGAGCCAAGGGTGGGGCGAAGCAAACCGCGAAGGCCAGGGCCAAGAGCAAGGCCAAGAAGAGGTAGCCATGCCCGACGAAACCCCACCCGCCGAACCCGACGCCACGCCGTGCGCCACCTGCGCCGGCAAGGCGAAGTCCAAACCCAAAGAGGAAGACATGTCCGACACCGTGACCGTCAGTAAGGCCGAGTACGATCGTCTCCGCACCGATTACGAGCAGACGCTCGACGCGCTCGGCGAGGCCCTCACCGAGATCGACGACTTTAAGGCGAAGCTCTCCGAAGCGGGAACCAAGCTCACCGAGGCCAAGGCTGGTTCCAACCGCGTGGCCGAACTGGAGGCCAAGCTTCGCCAGGCCACTCACGCCAAGGCGTTCGCCAAGCTGGCCGACGAACTCGGCATCCCCGAGGATCTCCGCGACGACGTGTTCAAGGTCTCCGGCTACGAGGCCAAGGGCGACGAGCCCGACGAGAAGGCGATGCGCGAGCACTTCGCCAAGTACGTCGAATCGCGACCCTCGCTCGTCTCGAAGGGCAAGGCCAAGGAGGAGCCGACCCGCTACGCCAAGGGCGAGGGAGCCTCGCGGGGCTCCGTGGACGACGGAAAGAGCGACAAGAAGCAGGTCACGCGAGCCCAACTGATGGACGCCGACTGGACCGAGGCCAACGCCAAGCTCCTCTCCGACGTGAACGCCTACGAGATCGTGGACGCCGCCTGACGATCGAACGTCTCATCCCCCCACTTCCGGCCCGGCTCCCTCCGGGCCAGCCTCGACGCCTTGAACAATCCGACTCCCCTCCGACCCGGCTCCCTCCGGGTTTTTTCATGCGCCGTCCCCGGCGCCATCGCGGCGCCCGCCGCGTGAAAGGACGACCACGCCATGCCGAACGACACCACGGGGCTGTTTCAAAGCCTGATCGCGGCCAACAACGCCGCCGCCGCCGCGCTGAAGTACCAAAACACCTTCGTTGACTCCATTTTCTGGGACAACCGCCCGGTGGCCCAGACGCCGTTCACCAAGCTGACCGTCATCGTGCCGAGCGTTGACGAGTCCGATGTCGTGGACATCGGCGCCGGGCCCGTCCAGCCGACCGACACCGCGCACTCGACCTTCGAAGTGCCGTTCGACCGCAACTTCTCGACCTCCTTCGTCATCAAGGAGTGGGAGCAGGGCCGAACCCCCGTCGAGTTGCAGCGCAAGTACACCCAGCCCCGGCTGGAGGCGTTCTTGCGGAAGGTCAACCGCACCATCTCGCAGCACTTCAACTCCACCACGTTCAACATCCACTCCGTGGTCAACGGCGGCGGCGCGGACAAGTTCGAGCGCAAGGACATCACCGACGCCTGGGTCAACCTGGCCAAGGTCGGCGCGCCGATGGAGGACAACGGCAACATGTTCCTCGCGACCACGCCCCAGGCGTACGGGAACATGCTCAGCGACTCCAACTTCATTACTCAGAGCATCGTCGGCGACTCGGCGGCGGTGGAGGCGCAGCAGCGCGCCCACCTGCGGCTGATGTACGGCGCCGGGCTCCGCTACGACCAGCACCTGGCGCCGTTCGAGGCCGGCAAGGAGCCGGGGGCGCTCTATCACCGCTACTGCATGGCTGGCCTGACCGCCCCGGTCAAGTCCCAGGCTGGCGACGGCGGCAACAACGTCCAGGAAGCCGTCATCCGCATCAAGGGCCTGCCCGTCCGAATGCAGGTCTGGTACAGCCCCGACGATCAGGGCACCAAGGTGCACTACAACGCCTGGTGGGGCGTGGCCCCCGCCCGCAAGGAGCTTTGCTCGCTCCTGCAAACCGCCTGATCGACGGCCCGATCCGACCCAACCCAAACGCATAAGGACCATCGCACATGGCTAATGAACTCATCGCGTCGTGGGGTCCGGCCGACCTCCGACGCAACACCAGCGTGGGCTACGACTCCCGGCTCAGCCGCTCCATCGTGGGCGGCGGGGCCGTGGACGGCATCGCCCTCCCCAAAAACGCCGACCTCTCGTGCAACCTCATCGTCAAGGTGCCCGGCAACGCCACCCTCACCACCGGGGTCAAGTTCGATCTTGTGGTGATCGACGACGGCAAGGAAGCCTTCGATCTCGGCAAGGTCGCGGTCTTGGGCGTCGCGGTCAAGGTTCTCGACGACAACACGGACAGCCTCGACGCGGCCGTGGGCGGCGGAGCCGAAGTCACCGGCAACGCCACGCTCGCCTCGACCTCGGGCGTGGTCCGCGTCGTCACCATTAGCGTCCCCAACGCGAGTCTTGACGGCGCGGCGGCGGGGGACACCATCCTCGTCCGCATCCGCCGCGTGGCGGACAACGCCTCGGACACGCTCAATGGCCGCGTCCTGCTGCTCAGCGCGGCCGCCTACGCCTATTGATGTGGTCCACCGACCTCGCCAACGCCATTGAGCGCGACGCGGTTTATTACGCCCGTCGCGTTCGGTGGCGGATCGACGCCGAGGATTTGGCTCAAGACGGCTGGCTCGCGGCCCTTGAATTCCTGGCTCGACGGGGCGACGCCGACCCCGCTTTGGTTCGGCACGTCGCGAGCCAAGGGATGGTCGCGACCATCCGCCGCGAAATCGCCCGGCCAACCGTCGAAATGGCCGACGCAACGCGGGAGAGACTGACGACGAGAAGCGGCGACCAAGCCATTGCCCTCGACGTTCGGGACGTGATCGACGAACTAACGCCGTACTACCGGACGGCGATTCTCAGCACGTTGGACGGGCCGCCGAGCAAGACTCACGCGAATCTGGGTATGACCCAGAACACGCTGGAGACCGCCCTTTACCGAGCCCGCGTCAAGCTCCGCGCTCGGCTCGGGGACGCCTACGAACACATGGCCCGCAAGCACCACAAACGTTACGGCAAGATCGGCCGCGCCAACGCCAAACGGCGGGCGAAAACGAAAGAGACAGCCTAGATGCCAATCCAATCTCAGTCGCCGATCCCCTGCGCCCACGGCCTCCCGCTGGCCGGGGTGCTGGCCAAGACCCTGACCGGCGCCGACGGGGCGGTGTCCCACGTCGGCTACTGGAATTACGACGCCGAAGGGTGGGACGCGGAGTTCGATCCCGCCAAGCACGTCCGGAGGTTTAGCGAGATCGGTCCCGTCCCCGAGACGGCCGGCAATCGCCATCAGGCGTGGGGCGTGCCCCGCGAGCCGCTGTACGACCCATCGGTTATCGGCCTGGTCTACGCGACCGACAAGGACGGCGCGCTCACGGATGTCGTCGAAACCCTCGCGTGGCGCTACCTGGCCAGCCACGCCAACGTGATCTAAGCCGACCCACCGAGGCGTCATGTATCAGCATGTGGACAACGCTTGGGGCGAAGTCGCCGAACCGCGCGCCATCGGCGGCGGCTCGGTCGCGCTGAAGCCCGGCCACGCCGCGCGGTTCGGCGAGCCCACCGCCGATGCGCCGATCCGGTTGACCTTCGGCCGCGAGAACCCCGCGCCGACCAGCGGCCTTGACCGCTACCTTCCGGTTACGGTGCTCCGCGGCGTGGGGGTCTCCGGCGATTCGCTGTTGGTTGACGGGACCGCCGATGGTCGCGACGACGCGGAGATTCTCCCCGGCGATTTCGTGGTCAATGAGATCGTCGCCGCCGACCTGGCCGCCCTCTGGGATCGGGAGATGACCCCCGGACCCAAGGGCGAAAAGGGCGACAAGGGCGACCCTGGCGAGCCCGGCGAACCGGGGCCCAAGGGCGACCCCGGGGAGTCAATCACCGGCCCCAAGGGGGACAAGGGCGACCCCGGCGAGCCCGGAGTCGATGGGGCTCCGGGAAGCGTCTGGCGCAACGGCGACGGCCCGCCCTCCGATTCGCTCGGGATCGACGGCGACTACTACCTCAACGACGCCACCGGAGACGTGTATCTCCGAGCGTCGGGATCGTATTCGGTCGTGGCCAACATCGAAGGCCCCAAGGGGGACAAGGGCGACCCCGGCGAGCCCGGAGCGGACGGCCAGCCCGCGGACGAGTCCAACCTCGTCCACAAGACCGACGCGGAGACGGTCTCCGGGGCCAAGACCTTCACCGGCGGGGCCGCCGTCCAAGGTGGGCTGTCGGTCCGCAACTCGGTCGGCGCGGTCGTCTCCGGGTTCGACGCCGACGGCTACGGGTTCGCGCGGACCATCACGTACACGCTGGCCAAAGGCTTCGATCTCGTCGCGGGGACCGGCCTGGTTTCCGGCGGCCTGATCCCGTTCGCGGGCAAGGTGGCCAAGGTCCAAATCCGAGCGGCGGCCAACGGCTCGTCGGGCGGATTCTCGATCCAGCTAAAGAAAAACGGATCGACGAATCTGTTCGCGTCCGCCTACGCCGTCGCGGCGTCGGACACGGCGGTCAAGACGATCACCAGCTTCGCGGCCGACTCGGTTTCGGCGGGCGATTGGCTGTCGGTTGACGCTTCGAGCGTCGGCGCGGGGGTTCAGGACGTTGAGATCAGCGTCACGATTTTGATGGGCAACCGCTGATGGCCGCGGCGCGCATATTGGGCCAAGACACCGTTTCCGGCGGGGCGGCGGGCTGGTGGCAACGCTTCGGCGTGGACGGCTGGCGCTTCCTCAACGGGTCGGGAACGTTGGTTTACAACCCGCCGCCGTATCTCTCCGATCTCGCGGTTTCGATCCTCGGCAACGGCGGCGCGCCCCTCGTGGACGGCGTGAAGAACCCCGGCGGGCTGGCGATGCCGGGCGGGGGGACAACCCAAAGGTCGTTGACGGACGGCTCGTTCGCGGACCCGACCGCCCTGGGGCTCGGCGTGGCGATCACGCCGACCGACGACGCCCCAAGACTGGCGAGCGTCTACACCTACCGCAACGACGGCGGGGTTTCGCTCAAGTTCACCGTGTGGAACGCCGCCGGAACCCTCGCGCTCACGCCAACGTGGTCGGTCCCGACGCCGCTCTCCGGCTATGGCGGGACGGGCTACTGGATCCGCTTCCTCTACTCCGGGGCGGTCCTACTGAAGATCGAGAAGATATCCGGCGGCAGCTCGGTGCCCCTGACCGGCATCGCGTTCGGCGCGCGGCCCCTGGGGTTCGCCGGGCTCTCGCAAGGTTTCGCGGGCCACGGCGTCTTTTGATATCGGAATCCGATCATGCCATTGATTGTACCCATCACCGACCCATACTCAGGCGAACCGCGACCGGCCGCGTGGGCCTGGTGCCGGATCAGCAACTTCGATCACGGCGCCAAGGTGGGCTACCTCGAATACGAGGTCTACGCCAGCGCCGCCGCCGCCTATTCCCAACCGCCGCTGCCGCCGTGCCTAACGCTGGCGCTGCACATCAAGCCCGAGCGCCAGCCCGCCGTTTACGGCCCCCCGCCGCTGATTTCCCCCTACGTTCCTCCGGTTGTGATCCGCGATCCGGGGACCAACGGGCCGGACGATCCCGGCGAGATGACCCCGGCCGTCGATCCGGTCTACGGCCCCGCGCCCCTCCTGCGGCCGGAAATCCCCAGCTTCGACGAGATGTTGGCGGCCAACGCGACCGCCTACGGGCTTTTACAACGCGCGGTCGATCAACTCGCGATCGACTCCATCCCCGAGTTGTCGGCGGGCGTGATCGAGGGTTCCTGACGTGTTCAACTCGCTTCGGCCCTTCAACTCGCTTCGGCCGTTCAACTCGCTGTCGGCTTACGTTGATTCCGCGTCCGGCTCAACCCCGCAGACCCGGCGCGGCCCCTGGCGCGGCGTCGTCGCGTCGATGCGGCGGTGGAGCGGGTACAGCGAGACGAGGGCCGCCGCGCCCCGACGCTCCGCAACCTGGAGGCTCCGTTGAGCGACGAACAAGTCAATCTCTGGACGGTCCCCGTCGGCGTGGACGCCGACTTCATGGTGTCCATCGTCGGCTCGGACGGGCGGCCCGTCGAGTTCACCGGAGACGAGCCGATTACCGTGGTCGTCTGGCAGGGCGACGACGCCGCCCCAACCCCGGGGCTCGTCACGGCGACATGGGAGGGAGGCGATCCCGCTCAGGGGATGCTCGTGGCCTCCGTGCTGGGATCCGCGACCGCGACCGCCGCGCCCGATTACCACCGGACCCGGATCACCATCGCCGTTGAAGGCCGCGAGTACCTCGCCTACGAGGGCTGGCTGTCCCTCACCGCCTCGCCGGGCGTCGGCGAAGTCCCGAGGACGTACATCGGCCTGAAAGACTTGATCGACGTGGGCGGCGACTGGCTGCCCGCCCTGATGAGCGACATGGGGCATACGTCGTTCCTTCGCGACCGCGCGCGGGCGAGCGTGGAGCTCGAGAAGGTCATTCTCAGTCGATGCCGACCGTACACGTGGGCCGACGATCCGCGCTGGTGGGGAAGCTGGACCGACCCCAACGCGCCCGACGCGCGGGTGTCCGGCCTGCTCGCCGACGACCGGCTCGAAGTCACCGAGCAGATTCGCGAGGCCGTCGCCTATCTCGCCGCGTCGTACATCTGCGAGCGGCAAATCACGATGGACGCCGACGACGTTTACGCCCGCCGCGCCGCATATTACCGCGCCAAGTGGCGATCCTCGCTCCCCGGCCTCACCGTGGCCATCGACGCAAGCAACGACGGCGACGGGTCTTATTACATGTACATCGACCTCTCCGTCATGTCGTCGAGGTAGCCGATGCCGCCGATTCCGCCGACCACCTTCCCCGATGGCGCGTTCGCCAAGCTAATGGACGCCATTCTCGCCAAGCTCCGCGCCGATCCCGTCCTCAAGCGGGTCAAGACCTGGCAGACCGAGGAGGGGGACCGCGACGACAACCGGGCCTTGACGCTCCGCGACCTGCCCGCGCTGGCGATTTCGACCGGCGGGGGGCCGTTCAAGTGGGCCGACGAATGCCGGTTCGACGGGCCGCTCGTCCTTCGCTTCACGCTGGCCGTGCCGTCTCGCCGCAAGCGGGAACTGCTCAACTTCTGGGAGGCCGTCGCCAAGGCGCTGAGCCCGACCAACGCATTCATGGACATCCTTTATCCGCTGGGCGTCTACAACGTCACCATGACCATCCCCGCCGTCGATCCTCAATCCATCGCCGATGGACAGGGGCTCGCGGGAGAGGGACAAGTCACGCTCTCCGTCAACGTGGGGATATAATCGCATGAAAAGGTTCCTCCGCATCACCAAGGAAGCCGCCTACAACACGTACGACGACGGCGAAACTCCGGCGGCGATTCACCCCCGGCTCTCGGCCACCGGCGCGTTCGGCATGATGCACACGCCGGAATTCTGGACCATCCAAGAGGGGTCCGGCCTGGGCGTTCCAGCGCTCTCGGGCACGCAGACGATGACGGTCTCGGGCAACCTCGTCACCGAGCTTGGCCACACGCTGGCCGCGTTTCTGGTGCCGTGGGCGGCCACCCGGATCAACGACGCCCAAACGGCTCCCTGGGAGACCACCGAGCTTCCCCGCGACCTCGCGTCCTGCACGTTCGATTACGCGCGCAGCGTCTTCAACTCGACCACGCTCAAGCGCAAGCGGTATCTGGGAGTGAAGTGCTCGTCCCTGGGCCTGGCGTGCTCGCGCGACCAGCCCAAGCTGATGGCGACCTTCGGCTGTCTCGGCGGGATCGTCCAGGGCAACCACTACGACTCGTCAACCGACCCCGACGCCACCGCCTTCCCCGAGCCGACGTGCGCCGACTACCCGCCCGACACCTACCTTTTTCAGCAACTCAAGGGCAACGTCTCCATCCTCGGGACGGCGCGGACCAACTTCGACAGCTTCAGCTTGCAGCTGCAAAACCAACTCAAGCCCTACTTCGACGAGGATCACTTCGCCAACGCGATCCGACTCGTCGGCCGAACGCTCACCGTCACGCTCCGATGCCGGTTGAAGCTCACGCCCGACGACTGGAGCGCCTACGAGCAGGGGACGGTGGGGGCGGCGTCGTTCAAGTTCACCGGCGGCGGCCACTCCCTGGAGTTCGCGATGAAGGGCAAGAACTACATCAGCCAGATCCAGGAAGAAGCGCCCATCGATGATGAGCACTACTACTCGATCACGCTGACGAACCAACTCGACCCGTCCGATTGCTCGGATTTCGCGGTGAACATCACCTGATGGGCAAGCTCCTCGACCGCAATCAACTGATCCTCCGACGCCTCGCCGACATGCGGCCCGTCGAGCCGCGCCTGCGCCAAATCTTCACCGAGGGCAAGCGGTTCCACCTGCTCCGGGGGACCGACGCTGCGGGGCGGCCGTTCCAGGCGGTGAAGCCCGAGACGGCCAAGCGGCGGGGCGGGACGGGGCCGCCGCTGGCGCCGCGCGGCGCGGCCTCGCGGATCGTCGCCGACTACCGCGTGAGCTTCGAGCGCCTGCCGTCCGCGCTGCGCGTGGTCGCGGGTTGGCCGATGGCGTGGGTTCAACACCACAAGGCCGGGGGGCGGCGGCTCCCCAAACGCGACCCCGGCGGCTTCCGCGAAATCGACAAGCGGGATGCGATGGACGCAATACGAAGGTGGGTGTTCAATGGCGACCACTGAGGAAGTTCAAAAGCTCGTCATGCAGGTGGAGGGCGAGGCGAAGCTCCGCGCGCTCGTCGCTCAACAAGTCGAAGCCGAGAAGGTGATGCGCAAGCTCGTTGAGCAATTCAACGAGGGGAAGCTCAGCCAGCAGGATTACGCCAAACGCACGGAGATCGTGGCGAGCCACGTCCTCCGGTTGCGGGAGCAAACCGAGGAAACCGAGAAGTCCTTCCGCAAGGCGGGGTTCTCGGTCAAGAACTACCAGCAGGAGATTCGATCGGCGGGCTTCATCGTCCAGGACTTCGCGCAAGGCGGGCTCGGCGGAATCATCAACAACATCGACCAACTCTTGTACAAATTCCCGATGCTTGGCGCGGCGGCCACCATCGGGGCCACGGCCATTTGGGCGTTCGGCCCGGCCGTCAAGTCGATGGTCGAGGGCTTGCTGATGGGGACCAACAAAATCCCCGAGGCGACCGGGCACCTGGAGAAGATGGCCGAGCGGCTCGGCAAGGCGAAGGAGGAACTCGACAAGCTCAAGGACAAGCAAAGCCTCACCAACGCCGAGCTCGCCAAGTACAACGAACTCATGGCCGAAACCAAGGGGCTTGAAGAGGGCGTGCAGAAGGCCCGCGAGCAACGCAACGCCTACGAGGCCCAGGTGAAGGCCGAGAACGCGGCTCCACAAGGGGCGGCCGAGGAGGCGAAGCGGATCGTCGAGGAGGCGGGCGGCGCGGAGAAGGTGCGGGATTCGGTGCTCCGAAAGCTGGAGGACTTCAGCGGGAAGGATCAACTGGAGAAGCAGATCAAGGAGCTTCAGGAATACCGCAAGGAAATCCGCAAGCTTCCCGGGCAAATGATCGCGAGCGAATACGCGCGGGTGGACAAGGAGATCAAGGAGGCTCAGGCCAAGTTGGAGGCCACGGCCAAGGAGACGGCCGACAAGGCGAAGAGCATGGTCGGGGCCGCGTTGACGGGCGATCAAGGCGCCGTCCGTGACCTGGATACGCTGATGCCCGGCCTGGGGATCGGCGCGGCCACTCCCGAGGGGATGCGGCGTCGCGCCGAGGGGGAGGCCGCCGGACGGAAAACCATCGGCGGCATCCTCGACAATATCCTCGACGCGGCCAAGGCCAACCGCGAATGGAACGAGGAAATCGGCCTCATGAACAGGCTGGAGGAACAGGGCCAGATGCAGCGCCAGGCCCAGGAGCAGCGCGCCATGCTCGCCAAGGACGAAGGCGAGAAGCAGTGGCAAGCCAAGCAGGACGCCAAGGAAGCGGAGGAGCTTGGCAGGCGGCTCAAGGCCGAGGAGCGCGCCCGCAAACAGCAAGAGGACGAGGCCCGGCGGAAGTTCGATTACAACACCGCCAACCTCTACGGCGACAAGCCGATGGAGGGGGACGCGCTTGAGGCGGCCAGCCTAGAGGCCGAGCGCGCCTCCATCGCCGCCGTGGCCCAGGCCGACGCGATGATGGGCCAAAACAGCGTTTACGTACAGCGGTTCCAAGAAATCACCGCGCGGCTCAACCACCTGCAAATGCGCAACAGCCAACAGATGGGCGGCCAGATGGGCGGCGGCGGATATTCGCAATTACCCATGTACACCGGAGGCATGTGAGTGCCAAGCGTGCTCACCATCAACGGCGTGGATTACGACCAGAGCGGCCGCAAGGCGTCGTCTCTGGTGGTCGATGGCTTTGGATGGGATCTTGATGGGGATTTCTGGCTCGAATTCCACGAATACGCGGCCGGATACCAGCCTCGATTCACCGGCCCGCGCGCCGTCTCGTACACCGACGCCGACGAGGTGTTGCGCTTCGCGGGCGACATCGTTGGCGTGCAGCCGGGGTGGTCGGACGAGGGCCGCACATGGGGCTACCGATGCTCCGGGCTCAAGACCCGCTGCAACCAGATCCCCGTAACCGGGATCGACGGCTCCGGCGTGCTCGCCTACAACCTCCGTTTGGTGGATGAGGATTACGTCCAAGACCTCGCGGGCAAGAGCGTGGGCGACATTCTGGAGGCCGTGCTGACGCTGCACGCGACGGCCCTCGGGGCTCTTGGCGTCTCGACCGACGCGACCACCGCCGCTCAGTTGGCGACGATGACGCTGGTTCCCCCCGATCCGGTGTACGTCCAGGGCGAGCGGCTGATGGACGCCCTCGATTCGATCCTTCGCAACCACCAAAAGCACGTCCGGCTCGTGGTGTTGCCCTCCGGGCTCGTGCGGTTCGTGGACGTGACGGCGGGGACGGCGCGGACGCTCACGCTCGGCGTCGATCCGGTGGACCCGCCGCTCTTCTCGCGCGACTGGTCTTCCTGCGCCACGCGGGTTGTGGTCCGGGGGCGGGGCAAGATCGCCCCGGCGAACCTCTCGCTCTCCGACGAAACGCTCGTCCCAGCGTGGGACGGGACGCAGCAAAGCAATTGGAAGTGGGCCGACTTCGCCGCGCCGGGGGACGCCTACGACAAGGGCGCGGTCACGGCGGTCAACGGCCCGACCTCCATCACCGTCGCGTCGTCGTTCTCCGGCCGGACCTGGCCGGCCAACTTCTGGAACGATCGGCAGGCGTGGATTTATCTGACCAAGACGACGGGGACGGGGCTCACCTACAAGGAGGCGCGGCCCGTCACGGCGTGTTCGGCTCTCTCCTCCGGCGGGACGGCGACGATCACCCTGGGGCATCCCCTCGAAAACGCTGGGATGGGGGCCTTCGACGAATACGAGTTGATCGGCCGCGTCGCCCAACTTGGCGACGACGGGCTCAACAACGTCTGGAGGCTGCTCAACGTCGTCACCCCGGGCGGATGGGTTGAGTCGCACATGGTCAAGCAGTTCCCGGTGCCGGTCCCGTTCGTGGGGATCAACAACGCATCGGCGTTCATGACCTCCGCGCCGGTCTGCATGATCGTCTACCAGGGCAACGCCTTCCCCGCGACGTTTCGCGTGCTTCCCGAGACGGGGCAAATCCTCTTCGACCGGCCCATTGTCGAGACGATCAACCAGCCTCAGGCGCTCGAGGCGGGCGGTTCTGGGATCAACATCCCCGACGATCTCATCGTGTTGCTTCCCTACTCGCGGGGAGCGCTCGAGGCTCCGTACCCTCCCGATGTGGCGGGATCTCCCCAATACGCGGGCCTGGCCTACTCCCAAGCGGGGCTGGAGCGGACGCGCTACGCCGACGTGGACAGTTGGGCCTACGAGGGCAATTACAACCAGATGGCCGACCTCGCGGCGATGCTCCATCGCTCCGTTTGTGATACCGTCGTGGCCGGTTCCGTGCGGTACAAGGGGGCCTATAAGGACGTTTGGGGGCCCGACATCGGCCACCGGCTCAACATCGCGGCGGCGTGCGGAGCGACCGGCGACGAGGCTCTAAACGCCCCGGTGCGGTCGGTCGCGGTGCGGCTCCACTGGCAGGGCGGCGGGCTCCTGGCGGAAACGACGATGCAGGTCTCGACCCGACGCGATCCGACCACCAGCGAAGGGTACTACTGCCACCTGTCGCAGCTTGGATCGGGGGGCATGTCCGGCGGCTTCGCGACGTTGGGCGGCCCGATGGGTCCGATGGGCGGGGGGTTCGCGCCGCCGACGTTCGGCGCGGGCGGCGGGTTCGGCCTCGGGGGGGGCGGCGGCGGCGGTCGCAACACCTACCGCAAGCCCGGCAACACCCAATGGAAGGACGTGGAGAAGAAGACCGGCGATCAGGTGAAGCTGGAGGGGCTCGACAAATGGGCCGACAAGAACCGCGAAGCCGAGCGCGTGCGGATCGAGGGGCGGCGCAAGGGCGCGGACAAGGCGCTGGACCGGGCGGAACGGGACGGCCTGTACATGGGCGGCGGCGACGTTGACGGAGGACTCGCGTAATGGACTGGCCGGGACGCATCACGATTCTCGAAGACCTCATGCGGCGGCTCTCCCGCGCGCTCGCCGACATGGACGCGCGGCTCAGGCGCGCGGAGCAGAACATCGGGCAGATCGCCAGGGGCGGCGGCGGCGGCGGGAGTCCCGCGATCGAGCCCGTGTACTTCGTCGAGGTTAATACGACCGTTCCCGGCGCGGTCATCGTGTTTCCGGGCGCGGCGTTGAACCGTCAGCCATCCGTGTTCACGGGCATGGTTAGGCGGGCGATCATTCCGAGCCCGTCATCGGGCGACGGGCTCGAAAACATGCCTGGGGGGCCGCAGACGATTCGATGGTGGGGATGCGCGAGTCTTTATACGGGCGAGATTCTTCCCGTGGTTAAGGCCCCCGACGGCACCTTCGATATCGTGGATAGGAACGTAATCGCCATCGGCAAAGTGCAAAACCCCGACCCATCGGAGCCGATGGAGGGTGGGCAAATGCTGGAGGTTATCAACGCGAAAACCTATCGCGAATTCCAAGCTGGAACGTACAGCACAAGCGCGCCGCAAGCCACCATTCCCAGCGTCTGGGCGTTGGGTCCGAACAATCGAACCGTGGCGAACAACGCAGAGGTGCGAGTCCACATGATGATGGATTACTGCGTAATGGACGGCATAGTCAACATCACATAGGCGACCCAGCCGCCGACCGAAGCGAGCCGCCGCGAGCAACCGCCCTCCCCATCGCCGGGGCGGGGCGGTTTTTTCATGCGCGCCGCCTGTTCACTACATGCGCAAAATCATAAGCGGCGAAAGAATTGTCTTGCATTGGCCGACAGTTCGGCGTATAGTTATTACAGACGGGGAGAGACGAGGCCAACCAACGGGAGACGAGACGATGGCGACCGCCGCTTACAAGACCTGGAAAGTTGCCGACTGCACGATCATCAAGAAGCGGGACGAGGACGGCGACATCAGCTACTCCGTCGTCGAGCCGGGCCGGGCCTGGGCCGAAAACTTCGACACGCTCGCCGACGCCCGCGAGTACATCCGGGACGCCAAGAACAATGAGACGATGGACGAGATCCACGGCCTCCTGGGCGACCTGGACCTGAGCGACAAGGCGACCACCCGGAAGCTCGCGGCGATCCTGGCCTATCTTAAGAAGTGACGGCACCAGCCCCCGGGCGTTCCGGGGGCGAAACCCAACCCCAAGCATGAAGACAAGACCGATGAGCAAGGCAACGGCGGACGAACTGGTGGCGGCGGCGCGGGCGGGACTGAGCACGATCCGCGAGCGGACGGGGACCGGGGCCTGGGGGTTCGGCTACATCGCCGAAGGCCGGGTCGATGGCAAGTGGGTTCCGATCCCATCCGAAGAGGCGTCAGCGGCGTCGGAGGCGTTTTTCGCCGCCCCGCCAAAGGGCGCGGATCTGCTGGATCGCGTTGACGCGATCCGCTATCGGCACCGCGCGCCGGAGAGGGCGCCGTTTGTTTCCGCTCCGGCGGAAAACCTGATCGGCGTCGAAAACCGCGCGGACGACGCGATCAACGAGCATGAAAGCATCTGGGCCAAGCCGGGCGTGGTGGCGGAAGACGCCGTTGCGATCCTGCGCAGGCTCGCCGGCCGGGTTGACGAGGATAAGCTTCAGGCCGCGATCGAGGCCGTTAAGGCCCTCGTCGGAGAAACCGAGAGCAACTGACGTCCCCAAGCCCCGCCGGGCGCCCGGCGGGGCGTCCTCGCGCGAGGAGCGAAGCCATGCCACCCAATCCCGACAAAACGCCGCCGGTGAATCGCCATCGGCGGAAAATCACCCTCACGCTCGCCGACGAGACCTTCGCGGCGATCGAGCAACGGCTCCGCGAGAACCCCGGCCTTCGAACCCTCTCGGCGGCGGTGGACGACCTGATCTTGCGGCCGGGGCGAACGGACGAGAAAGATCGATAGGGCGCTGCTACCCGGGTAGCATTCTGGGTAGCAGTCTCAGTACGGACGCTGGTGGCTCGCGTCGGTCAATCGGTGGTTCAGCGCAAGCAGAAGGGCCGTCGCTTGATCGCGGCGGCCCCTGTATTTGGCGGGCTCTGGCGGTTGTGGGTGGCTTGATTCGGATTAAGGCGCCGCCCGGATTCGAACCGGGGATGGAGGTTTTGCAGACCTCCGCTCTTTCGGCGCAACGTGGTTCACGCCATCGCCTTGCGAAGTGGTTCGGCGGGACTGGTAGCGTCTGGGGTAGCGGTTGGCTTGAGGCTGGGCAGGCTTGACGCCGCGGCCTCAAGATCGACGACGCGCGGTCGCGTGTACCTGGCCGTCAGTTCAAGCGTCGAGTGACGCATGAGTTTTTGGACGACGCGCGGCGTCACTCCGGCGGCGTCGGCCAGGGTGGCGAACTGGCACCGAAGGGCGTGAAAGTCGAACACCAGCCCGGCGGCGTCCCGGTAGGGGATGCCCGCCCGCGCCAGGTCGCTTCGCAACAGCCTCGCGCCCTTCTGCCAGGGCAGCTTGAAGACCGCCTCCCCGGCGCCGAACCGGGCGATGTGCTCGGCCAGGTCGGCGACCAGATCGGGGGGTAGGGGCTGGGTCGCGGTTTCGCCGTTTTTGCAGTAGCCGGCCTCGACCGTCACGGTCGGCGACTCGCCAAGGTCGAAGCTCTCGGGGGTCAAACTGGACAACTCCTCGTAGCGCAGCCCGGTCGCGGCGGCGAGCCGGTAGCATAGAGCTCTGGTTGGTCCGTCGAGCTTGGCGACGGTTGGGCCGTCGTGCGCCGCTTGCACCAACTTCCGCATGTCCTCGACGGAGAGCGTTCGGCGGTCGTGGCGTCGATCCTCCTTGACGTTGTATCCAGTGACCCCCATGAGCGGATCGCCGTTGAGTCGCCCCGTGAGTCGGCACCAGTGCGCGAACGCCCGCGCCGAGGTCCGGTAGTGGTTGCAAGTCTGGGCGCTCCAGCCCTCGGCCCGGAGCCGAGCCAGGGCGGATTGGACCGCCTCCCCGGTCAGGGTGGACAGCCGGGCCCGGCCGATGGCCTTGGACAGCCTCTCGCGTGACTCCACGCGGTAGGCGTTGAGCATACTCCGAACGTCGTGGGCGTCCGGCGCGGCGCCGAGCACGATCGTCACGAGCCGACGGACCCGGTTCGACGCGATCGTGATGTAGCCGGGGCTGTGCCCCTTGGCCCGCATGTCGGCCTCCCAGGCGTCGATGTGGTCGGAGAGCGGCTTCGATTCGTGGCCGCGCTGGGTTTCGGTCCGCGCGTCGATCACCCCCTCTTTGAGCAGGGCGACCCGGTTCTCCAGGTTCCGCGCGATCCGCTCGGTTGTTTGCTTGTCGGCCGCGCCGGTCTTTTTGCGACGGCGGCCCGTCTCGTCATGGTAGAGGATGACGTATTTGGTTTTGCCATTCGGCTTAAAGATGCTCGCCATTTGGAGTCTCCCGTTGCCCGCCGGCGCGGACTTTAGATCACGCCGCTGGACGAGTCAAGCCAGGTCCGCACCGTGTCCGGGCGCCACCGCAGGTTGCGGCCGATCCGCAGATCCGGTTTCGGGAGCGAGCCGGAAGACCTCAGCCTCTCCACGGAACGGCGGGTAACTCCCAGCACGGCCGCGATGTCGGCGATGGACATGAGCGGCTCGATCGGCTGCGGCTTCTGGATGCTGGCCGTCTTCATCGCGCCACCCCCCGCACCTGAAGCCCGCGCGGACGGCACATCTCGTTCCACGCGCGAACAGCCTCGGTCTCCGACGCGCGGACGGGCCCTCGGGCGCGGCAGTGGACGTTGGCGCATTCGACGCTGGTGTTTGGCCAAACATCGATGATTTGAAAGTGGCTCCCGCCACAGCACAAGCACGGGTCAATCTTGGTTCGCTTGCTCATATCGTCGCCCCCATCTCGTAACGAAGCCTGTCCATCGCCTCCGTCTCGATCTGCCGGATTCGCTCCCGGCCCACGCCCCACGTCGCGGAGATCGCCTTGAGCGTCTCCCCGGTCGCGCGGCGGAGGAGGATGTCCCGATGCCGCTCCGGGAGCCGCGGCAAAGCCCGGCGGAGTCGTCGGGCCGCCGTCTCCCGCTCGTCGGCCGCCTCGACGGCGCGAGCCGCATCGTCCACCACCGCCGGGTGGAAAGCGTCGTTGGTGGCGTCGAAGCGCGTCGCGCCGTGGGCTGTCTCAATCTGCTTGAGATGCTTGCCCCGGCCCCTTCGGGCGTCTTCGGCCGCGTGGCTGGGCACGCGAATCAACGTGTCCTCGTTGATGTACCGCTGGGTCGCCTGGCGAATCCAGTAGTTCGCGTAGGTGCTGAACTTGGCCTTGGCCGGGTCGTATTTTTGCGCCGCCCGCATGAGGCCGAAGACGCCCGCCTGCACGAGATCGTCGTGCTTTGGATGCTCGCGACCGTAGCGGCGAAGAACGAAACCGTAGACCAACCCGACATTCGCCTCGACCATCGCCCGCTGCTCGTCGGTGAGCCGCTTGTCAATCTTCGTCACCATATTCGCCCTCCCTCTTGGCCTCACGCTCCGCCAGCCACACCCCGAACGCCTCGGCGCACTTCGGGCACAGGTCAACGGTTTGCCGCTGGTAACGCAGCGGCCCGCAATCGACGGACAGCAGCGAGCGGTCGATGTCGATGCGTTCGCCGCAGCGGTCGCAAAGGATGATGGTGGTGGTCACGGCCTGGCCTCCCACTCGGCGAGGAAGCCCTCGATATCTGCATAGGAGATGCGACCGACGGTTCCGATGTCGAAAATGAGGCAATCGCCAGCCGGAACACGGCCAAGAACGTCAGAATAGAACGCCTTGTCAGCCCGATCTTTGACCGCTCGAAGCGCCGCTGTCACCCGCCGCGTGGCCGGCATGTCGCGGCCACCGTCCCGCTCCAGCTTCTCGGCGATGGCGATGGCCTCGAAGGCGGTCAACTCCGCCGGAAAGGGCGTGTCTTCTCCGGCGTAAGGCGGCGTTCCGACGCAAACGTAGCGACCTTCAGTCCGATCGGCCCGCCACTCGTGGTTGTTATGTTTATGCTCATTCAGCACCCGCACCGCGTCGTCGATGTTCATGCGTTGCTCCTTTGCTCTTGTGTCTCGTCTACTTTCCGCACGTCCCAGCCGAGCTTGCGAAGCCTTTCAGTGGCGATGCCGATCGTGAACGGCTCAACGCCCGCGATCAGTTCGGCGAACCACTGGATGGCCTGGACCGCCTCATTCATTCGTTTGCCGTCGTCGGCCTTGCCGCTCACGCCCCGCCCCCTTCCGGCATCTCGCGGACGCGCAGATCCTCGGGCCATTCCAAGAATGACCAAGCCTTGCCCTGTTGAATCCTCTGGACCAATGAACGAGCCACGCCGTAGCGAGCGGCGATAACCCTCTGGCCGAGCCTCCCTTTGAGCGAACGGATCTCCATGACTTGATCTCTAGTGAGCTTCGCTCTTCCGTTTTTCTCGCCAGGAAGCGGACGGTATCGGTGCAATCCACTGGCGACGGCGTGAGCGACATTCTCTTGCGGCGTCACCCATTCCAGATTTGCGGGAACGTTGTTTCGTTTGTGGCCATCCTTGTGGTTGACGTGCATTCCACGGGATGGCATGCGGCCGTGAAACGCGGCGCAAACCAGAATATGCACGCCGAACTTTGTCCGTTTGTCGTTTCTGTAGAGCCACACCGCGAGATAGCCGCCGGATGCGAACTGGCTTAACACGCGGCCTGGCGTAGCTCCCCTGCAAGCCAAAACCCGCCTCACTTGGCCACGATCGGAGGCCTCATAGACGCCTTCGTACCCTGGGATGGCTCGCCACTCCTCATGCGGTTCGATCATTGGGAAACTCCCTTACTCTCAGGTCTTCGGGGAACTCTGAAATATCGCCGCCTTTGGGATCGCGGAGTTTGATCGGGGCCTCTTCCCAAGAATTAACCTCTTCGTCGATGCAAACCGCCTCCCCCGGCCGCCGCCCCAATTGCTTGACGAACACGGGAACGCCCGCCTCGCGGCACTGGCGGATCGTGTCGCGAGCCCACTGGACATCGAAGGGCCGCGCGTTGGGGCCGCTCTCGCCCCCGCAGACGACCCAGGACAGGGATGGAATGACGATCTCGCCTGGTTCTGGATCGCCTTCGGCGGCAACGACGGGCTCAAGCCAGTCCGTAAAATCCACCGGCCCCAGAGCGGGCTCGTAGCTCACCCAGCGCAGCGCGGCCGGAATGTCGAGCAACGAGGGGATTCGGGCGTCGGCCGTCTCCTGATCCTCGACCGAGACGCCAACCCAGACGTTGGGCGGAGGGTCGCCTTGGAGCCAACGCCCAGCCACAATCCTCCCAATATGCTCGCCAGCGCGAAGGATATTGGTCATTGCGGCTCGCCAGTTCTCGGGGCGCTTGGAAAGCAGGAGCCAATCAAGGCTCGGCGTCTTGGCGATCAGCTTCAGTAGCCGCGCCCTCGGCTCATCCAGTTCCGGCCGATCCTCCAGCCAGTCGTTCATCGACATGAAGATGCGTCTTCGCTCGCCCGCCTTGGTCGCCGCGCGATCCCATTTCAGCGGGGGGCTCCAATCCTTGGCGATTACGCGCGTCCCCTTCGGACCCCACTCGCCGAGAACGGCTGGGTTGCGATGCGAAAGCTTCTCCGCATAACAATTTGTACATCCGTGAGATACTTTGGTGCAACCTCTCCAGCTACTCCAGGTGTGGTGGCACCATTCGATCTTGGTCTCAGTCCCCATCGCCAAACCCCCTCGCTTGAATCTCAAACTCGCCGCCGGGGGCCGTCCGCACGACCACGCGGCCCGTCATCTTGTCCTTCTCGCGAAAGACCCATTCGTCGTCGAGGTACACGACCCGCCCGCCGTCGATCAACACGGGAAGGAAGCGGCTCAGCGAATCGGCCGAATCGACCCAGAAGGCCGGGATTCCCCGCCTCCAGCAATCGCGGAGGAACAGAACCTGGTCATATCTGGGCCGCTCGCCGTCCCGCTTGACCTCGCATTCGAAGTGGAGGCCGCCCGGGAACCAGCCGTACAGGTCGGCCGCGCCGTTCTCGCCGGCCCGGAACACGCGGCGCTTGCCCTTGTACTCGGCGGGCACCTGGCCGGTGTTGCGGCGGAACACCCGGCAGCCGTGAAGCTCCAGCACCGCGCGACACGCGGCCTGCACGTCCTTTTCGAGCGGACGGGGAGGTTTCAGGGATTTGGGCACAGTGGCGGCTCCTCTCCCGCGTCGTCGTACAGGTCAACGTCGAGTTCGTCGGCCCACGCTTCAGCAAAGTCCAAGACCGCCAGTCCCCGCATGATCGCGGTGGTCCCGGGGTTCTCGTGTTGACCGGAAGGGCGGCACTTATGGACCCGCAGCCAATGCTCGAAAGCCCGATGGAGCTTGTAAGCCAGGTTGGGAGCCACAAGGAGTTCGATGGACACAAGCGGCTCGGGTTCCTGATTGCTCACTTCGCCGCCTCCTTCTCCGCGTCCGGGGCGGGCGGCATCGGGAGCGGGCCGGCGTACTCGGCTGCCGGACCCAACGCCTCCCAGCCGATCCGGTGTTCATCAACGTAAAACGGGTGCGGTTCAGTGTGTTTCCCGTCCCAGCCCAGACGACGCCACCACCACCACCCCGGCTCGTCCGGCGGCTCGCTTCGCCACGCTGGGCCATCGCCCCGGCGCGGCATGGCGTTCCACGCGGTGTCGGCGGCTTCCTCGTCCTTGGCCCAGGGGCCTTGGGCACCGCATTCGGGATCGACGCAGACCCGCTTGTGTTTCGCGGAATACTCCAGCGACGCTCGCCCAATTTCATCGCTCCCGCACGCGGGACATGGCTTGATGCTCATGCGTTGACCTCCATTTTGACTTCCACCGCTTCGCCCTTCTCCGAGTCCCACCGATACGGCGTGTTGGCTTTAATCCCACCCTCGTCCGTATAGCGAACGATCAGACGCCACCTTTGGCCGTCCCAAATCTTCCAGGTCAGCGTGCTGCCGTCGCCGCCGGTCAGCGTGCTGCCGTCGCCGCCGGTCAGCGTGCTGCGGTAGCCGCCGGTCAGCGTGCTGCGGTAGCCGCCGGTCAGCGTGCTGCGGTAGCCGCCGGTCAGCGTGCTGTCGTCGCCGCCGGTCAGCGTGCTGTAGTCGCCGCCGGTCAGCGTGCTGTAGTCGCCACCCTGTCTAATAGCCCCGACAACCGGCTTGTCGGCCGCGCCGTGGGCGTCGAGGTAAGCAGCCGCTCCCTCGCGATCACCGCAATAGACGACTTCGCCACGGCGGAACTTGCACTTGCCACCACCGTCGGCGGTTATCTCGACAAGCCCGTCGTCCGGATCGACGGCGAGCACGAGCCACTTCGCGCTCTCGCTCCAATCCGCCAGGCCGCCCTTGCCGACGCCCCACAAAAAGCCGTGCAGCCCGCCGCCGCAAACGTCTTTGCCGCCGTCCCAATCGGGCGCCTCGACGAACCCCGACTCGGGATATTGGAAATCGTTGTAAGATCGCATGTCGGCCGCGACGGTGCGTAGGACCAGAACGCGATTGCTCATTCGTTGTCTCCTTGATGCGTGGGCTCAGCCCACTTGGTTATGCGGTACTCGGGGCAGCGGCAGCGCGGGCACGGATGCGCGCCCGGTTCGCGATGGTGGTTGCGGCGGTTGCAGGCGATTTCGGCGGGCGCTCGATCCGGCGGCCTGGGCTTGCGGCTCATGGCTCAGCCACCGAGCGCGAGCCGATTGGGGTTGCCGAGCGACTTCCGCTCAACGTCCAGGACGGGCTTTCCAGTGACATCCACAACGTTGAACTCGTAATCGCCGCCAAGGCTCTCAAGCACGCGGTCCCGGACCTCGCGGGCCTTGGCCTCGTTAATCTTCGGGAGTTCCTTGAGCGGAATCGGCTTGCCAGACTTCTCCGCGTCCTCGCGTATCCGCTCGGCCATCGCCTTGGTGAGCGTGTCGGCGGTGAGGGGGATCAGCGCGAAGCTGTCTAGCGGAGTCGCGTTTTCTTTCAATCCGAGAGCGCGACGAAGAACCTTCGCCGGATAGCCGGTGAGGCCGCGATAGATCGCGTTGTAATGAGCCGCGACGTGGTAGCTTCCGCCGCCTTCGCGGAAGATGCGTTCGTTGTCCTTTTTGTTCTGCTCGCGATTCTTCTGGCGAGCCTCCGACCAAGGATCTTGCGGCGCTGGCGCGACGTAGCGGCCGGTTTTGCGGATGGCGGGCAGGACTTCCGACGTAACCCACTTGCGGAACCGTTTGGCGTCAGGCTTGCGGCTCTTGAAGATCAGCGAGTAGAGCCCAGACTCGTTGACGCAGAGCATTTCTTGCGGGCCAGAGGGGGTATCATGATTAATGACCCCCTTCTCGTCGTCGTCGAGACCCAAGTTTCCGGTCTTCGCGTTGCCGTTGACGGCCATGCTGGCGTTGCCGATCCCCAGCACGCGGCAAACATCGCTGGCCACCCACCACGGATCTCCACCGACGTTGACGACGCGAACCGGCTTGCCGTCGAACTCCAGTGGCATGACGGCCGGCGGCGACGGCTCGGGCTCCTCGGGAATCCCGAACATTGTGGACTGTCGAAGCCCGTCGCGAAGTTTCTTGGCCATTTGAATCAATCCCATTGCTCCCCTCCCGCCTCCTTCATCTCCAGTTCCGCCCGCAGAATCTTGACCTCGCGCGGGGCGTCGAACGCGAGCTTGACCTCGGGCTTGCTCTTGCTCCCGGTGAATCCCGCGTGACTGACGACCACATCGCCGATCCGCACGGCCTGGTCTCGACTCAGAACGAATTCACGACGCTCGCTCATGTGTCGCTCCTTAAACGTATTTCCGCAGCGGTGCCTTGCTCACGCCCTTGCCGTCGCGGGTGATCGCCACGGAGGCCCCGCGCTCTCCCTTGCCGTCCCAGGTGATCGGCACGTCCCGCGGCACGTCGAAGCCGATGTTCGCGGCCGTTCTTTCAGAGTTGGCCCAGCCGAGGAACACGATGCGGATGTTGCCGTCGATCACGGTTTCTTGACCAACACCCATCGAACGTTTCAGCATCCTTGACCCCTCAAACGGCTTCCGCCGTCGCGAATTGAAACACTCGTTGATTCAACGCCTCTTCGGCGGCGTTCAGGCCCCGCCGCTCGGGCGAGTCGTTGCCGTAAAGCTCGTGGATCTCGCGGAACCCGCCGCACTGGTAATCGTGATGCCGCAGCTTGACGACGGGACGGCCGAGGTCGTCGGTGCGATACCCCTCGTCTTCCTTCCCCGGCTCGGCAAGTTCAATGTGATGGATTTCGTGGTGTAGCAGGGCCTTTCGCTGAACTTCGTTCAACTCGCGCCAGACCGACCCATCAATCTCGATGAGCGCGTCGGGGCAGCCCAGGGCTCGGTTTTTGAGCGAGACGACCGACACGCGGGCCTCGCAGGGCCAGCCGCCGACCTTAAGCGGGTGGCCGTCGTCGTTGTCGCTCAACGCCACCAGCACGCCGATGTTGATTTCGGCGCGGGCGAGATCGGGCCGATGCTCCTCGATGATCTCGCCCGCCATCTCCAGCGTTTCGGCGTCGGCTTTCCAGTAGCTCACTCCCATTGCTCGGCTCCTCAGAATGGCGGTTTGGCGGTCAGGGCCTCGTGTTGTCGCCGCTCCAGCACGGCCCGGAAGTTCCCTGGCAGCGGTCCGGCATAGTCGGCGTCGATGTCGTGGATTTCGTCGTACCAGACCTTCTCGATGGTCCCGTCGCCGCGACGAACGGGAAAGCATTTGTCGGCGCGAACATCCGAGAGCATGAGGATGTATCGCCCGTCGCCGAACGAACGGGCGAGCATGTCCCGCCGAGCCTCCCCGGCCTGGCACACGCAGCAGGCGTGGAACGTCGGCTTGGCCGTCCGGTCGTAGGGCTCGGGTTCGGCCTCG